GCCCGACAGAATATTCAAAGAAAGACAAATCATACGACGAAGACGACCTATTTTAAAGAGATATATACATTATGGAAAAATACTATTGGTTAAATGAAGACTCACGAAAGTTCTTAGAACGAGGTTATCTGACAGGTGATCAGACGGCTAAAGAAAGAATTACAGAGATTGCAAAGGCTGCACAAAAAGAATTAAAGATAAAGGGTTTCGCTGAGAAATTCGAAGAATATATGTCCTATGGATGGTATTCATTATCTTCCCCTATCTGGGCAAACTATGGACTCAAAAGAGGTTTACCAATCTCATGTTTTGGTTCATATGTTGATGATACGATGGAGGCGATTCTAACAAAGCAGGCTGAAGTTGGTATGATGACTAAAATGGGTGGTGGTACATCTGGTTATTTCGGTGATCTTCGTTCAAGAGGTAAAGAAATTTCGTCTGGCGGTAAATCAAATGGTCCAGTCCATTTTATGGAACTATTTGAATCAGTAACTAATGTTGTATCTCAATCAAATGTTCGTAGAGGTTCATTCGCTGCTTATATGCCAATTGAGCATAAAGATATTCTTGAGTTTCTTCAAATCCGCGATGACGGCAATCCAATCCAACAACTATCAATCGGCGTAACAATTTCTGATAAATGGATGAAGTCCATGATTGACGGAGATAAAGCTAAGCGTAAGGTATGGGCTAAAGTAATTCAAAAGAGATTTGAATCTGGTTATCCTTATTTGTTCTTCTCTGATACAATGAATAAAAATGCTCCAGATGTGTATAAAGACAAGAAGATGAAGATTCATGCTTCTAATCTTTGTTCTGAGATTGCATTGCATTCAAGTAAAGAAGAATCGTTCGTTTGCAACCTATCTTCAATGAATCTACTTCATTATGATGACTGGAAAGGAACAGATGCAGTTGAAGTTCTTACATACTTCCTTGATGCTGTTATGTCCGAGTTTATCCGTAAGACCGAAGATATACCTTATATGGATGCACCTCGTAACTTTGCACAACGACAACGTGCATTAGGTATCGGCGTTCTTGGATGGCATTCGTATTTACAGTCAAAAATGATCCCATTTGAAAGTTTTGAAGCTAAGCAACTTACTTCTGATATTTTTTCTTATATGAAGCAAGAATCTCATCAAGCTTCTGAACTTCTAGCTAAGAAATATGGTGAGCCAGAATTACTTAAAGGATATGGCCGCCGCAATGTTACTACAATGGCAATTGCGCCTACGACATCAAGTTCATTTATTCTTGGTCAAGTATCACCAAGTGTTGAGCCCTTAAATTCAAATTACTTTGTAAAAGACTTAGCAAAGGGTAAATTCACATATAAGAATCCATACCTTGAAAAGGTTCTTATCGCTCATAATAAGAATAATCGTAATGTGTGGAAAACAATCCTTACATCGGGTGGATCTGTTCAAGGTTTAGACTTCTTGACTGATGAAGAAAAAGATGTGTTTAAAACCTTTGGCGAAATCTCACAAAAAGAAGTTGTTATTCAAACCTCAATTAGGCAGAATTATATTGATCAAGCACAAAGTATTAATCTAATGATTCATCCTAAGACTCCTGTTAAAGAGGTAAATCAACTTCTAATCTTTGCTTGGGAACAGGGTGTAAAGACGTTGTACTATCATCGTGGCACAAACCCTTCTCAAGAATTATCACGTAACTTACTTAACTGCTCATCTTGCGAGGGATAAAATATGGCTATAGAAAAATTTAAATGCCCTGATTGCGGAACTGTTTACACTGTTGAATGGAATGAAGACGCTATGGTTGACTATATGGAGCCAACGTATTGCCCATTCTGTGGTGTAGAACTAGACAGATATCATGATGAAGATTACCAAGAAGAATGGGATGAATAAATAACTCTATGTGGAGTTATAAAGGTGAAGAGTTTACGACCGAAATGATCGGCGATAATATAGGATTTGTGTATATTGTTACCGATCCATCGGGTAAAAAATATATAGGTAAAAAGGGATTCTTCTCTAAAGTAACTAAGCCACCGTTGAAAGGAAAAAAACGTAAACGTAGATCATTGAAGGAGTCTGATTGGAAAACGTATTGCGGGTCAAGTGAAACTGTTAAGACTCTCGTAGAGGAGAATGGTTTAGATTACTTCAAACGTGAGATTTTACACTTATGCAAGACCAAAGGAGAATTAAACTATATAGAACTACGTGAGCAAGTTGTAAGAGATGTTCTGTTAAAACCGGATGAATATTACAATGCTTTCGCTGGAGGAAAAATCCACCGATCACACGTAAAGTCTCTATGGAAGTAATATAAAGGTTTACAATATGCTCTTTTTGGGGTATAATATATATTATGAATAAATTAAATAGAACGCGAGGTGCATCATTATAGTTTTAGATTACTCAGGAATAGCTGTAGCAGCATTCTTTGCTCATTCAAAGGGAAAAGAATCTCCTACAGAAGACATGCTTAGGCATGTAGTGCTCAATTCTATTCGTATGTATAATACGATGTTTAGAGAAGAATACGGCCAAATGGTTATCGCATGTGATGGTGGATCTTGGCGTAAAGATGTTTTCCCGCAATATAAGGCAAATCGTAAGAAATCTCGAGATGATTCTAATATGGATTGGAGTTTCTTTTTTGATACTTTGACTAAGATTCGTACCGAGATTTCCGAAAATCTACCATGGATGCAACTCTATATCGGTAATGTTGAAGCAGATGATATCATTGCTACGCTGGTTAAAGAAACTCAAGAGTTTGGCAAAAACGAAAAAGTCATGATTGTTTCGGCAGATAAGGACTTTATTCAGCTTCATAAGTATAAAAACGTAAAGCAATATTCTCCTATGAAGAAGAAGCTTATTACTGAGAAAGATCCGATTGGTTACATTCGTGAACATATCTTCCGAGGTGATTCAAGCGATGGAGTGCCGAATGTTCTTAGTAGCGATGATGTATTTGTTACTGAAGACGCTCGTCAAACTCCGCTATCTAAGAAGAAGATGCAAGTGTGGCTAGACAATTATGATAGATTATCTGAAGTAATGCCAGAGAATGCATATCGCAATTATCAAAGAAACCAAAAGGTTATTGACTTAGACTTTATTCCTAAGAATATACAAGAACAAATCATTGAAACATATAATAATACAAAAATAGCTCCGAAAATGAAGGTACTGAATTATTTAGTTGTTAATCGTTTAAACAATCTAGTATCCTCAGCTTCAGACTTTTTTCCTCATGAAAACAAATAAAGAAAAACTACTACACGAGCTTTTTGAAGAAGCTCAAAATGCTAAAACTCGTGATGAGCGTATCACACTATTCAAAGAGAATGATACATTTGTCCTTAGAACGATCCTTCAACTAGCTTATAATAAGTCTATTGAATTAGATTTTCCTAGCGGTGCACCGCCGTTTAATGCTAATACCAATCCAACTGGATTAGAACCAGTTAGACTAAAGAACGTGATTAAGCCTCTTGGCAATTGTGTAAAGGGCAATAAGATTGCTGGATTTAAGAAAGAAAAGATCTTGATTAGCATTCTTGAGTCAATTCACAAAAAAGATGCGGATATCATCATTGCAGCAAAGGATAAGAAACTTGCCAAGCTCTACAGTAAAATTACTGAGAACCTTGTTGAAAAGACCTTCCCTGCACTGTTAAAATAAATATGTACATATCCGCGATATAATGGTATAATTATATCTTAATTATGAATATCTTCGCATTATCTCCAGTACCCGAGCAAGCCGCTAAGTGGCATTGTGACAAGCATATCCCAAAAATGATCGTTGAATCAGGTCAAATGTTATCTACAGCACATCGTATTCTAGATGGAACTATGGATCGCAGACCATCCAAATCGGGTAAAACGATGTCTAAATATTGGGAACTGGAAGATAATCGCGAAGATATTCTATATAAGGCAGTCCACGTCGGCCATCCATGTACGGTGTGGACCATGGAGTCTCATTCGAATTACAAGTGGCATTATAATCTTTTTAAGTGTCTTTGCGCAGAATATACGCATAGATATAATAAGATACATTTAACAGAACAAGTATTACTAGATATTCTTAAAGATCCACCACAAAACATCAAACGGTCATTTATGACTCCATTTGCTCTTGCTATGGGTGCAGAACCAGATTGCATTGACCATAACGATTGTATTGGTTCATATCAAAAATTCTATCAAACAAAACAAAAGCGGTTCGCTATGAAGTGGACTAAGCGAGAAACACCACATTGGTTTAAAACACTATGACATACGATTACTATTGCGATAAATGCGATAAGACATGGGAAGAAATACATCCTATCGCCGAACGAGATACGTCAGTTGGAAAAGACTGTCCATGCGGTAAAGGCGGAAAGGTTTGTCGAGGAGTATGTGCTCCTGCACTTTCATTTGAAGGTTCTGTATCAGCTATTAGAAAAGCTGGTTCAGGATGGAACGATGTACTAACAGGCATTAAGAAAGCTTCTGGCAAAGATTCTAAAATTTATCACTATTAATGAAAAGAAACAGAAAGAACATTAGAGAAAAAAGAGCGCGAAACGAAGAAGACGCATTTGATCGTAAAAAACGACGTAAAGAAAAACGCGATAAAAAAATGTTTTCTAATCAGTATGAGCACGAATTATACCTTGACAATATAGATTATTATGATGAAATTAATACGATCGAAGACTTTCAAACACAATAGGGTTGAACTTGGTTATGATGATCTGAATGCTGAAACAAAGGAAAGTGGCAATAGATCATATACAACTCCGGATGGAGAATCATATCCCTCAATCACTACGATTCTTGGCTATTTTACAAAAGCTTCGATCATGGAATGGAGAAAGCGTGTAGGAAACGAGGAAGCAAATCGCATTAGTCGACACGCCTGTACTCGAGGTAACGCACTACACAACACAGTTGAGAGATATATTAATAACGAAGAAGACTTCCTTCAAGGTGAAAATATGCCTCATGTCTTACAGCTTGTAGGAGCGGCCAAAAGTGTATTAGATGAGCGTTTAGATTCAGTCGTTCTTCAAGAATGTCCGCTATATTCTACTCAATTGCGAACTGCTGGCCGAGTAGATCTTATTGGTGAATTTGACGGTACATTATCGATCATTGACTTTAAGACATCAAATAGAGTAAAAAGCTTAGACGATATCCAAGACTATTTTATTCAAGCTTGTGCTTATTCAGTAATGTTTGAGGAACGAACTGGAACACCGATCGATCAATTAGTAATCCTAATGGTAGTTGATGGTTCGAGTGAGCCGCTTGTCTTTATAGAAAAGACTGATGATTGGCTTGAAAAAATGGTCAACAAAATTACTAAATATCATGCTGAAAACCCTAGCTGAGTATATTCTTCATCTAAAGGATGTAATGCCTTTAGACATGTGTCAGAAACTAATCGAAACGTATGATTCTGTTAGTCAATCGGACCCAAATTACGTAAAACGAGAGAGTAAGATATTTGATTTTGCTGAAATCAACATGCTTGATCACGACGCATTTGTTGAGTTTCGAAAGCCGATGGGTGAGTTGATGAGATCAGTCAATAATTTCTATATGGACAAGACACATAATGAGTTAAAAGACAGACTCGTTTGTTATGAACCAATGAAGGATTATGAAGCTCCACGAATCAAGAGATATGAGCCTAATCAGGGAATCTTTGATTGGCATATTGATGCTGCTGATCAAGCATCTTCAAAGCGAGCCACAGTCATGTTTTGGTACCTTAACGATGTAGCAGAGGGTGGAGAAACGGTCTTTGATGTTGGCCAAGAAGTGGCGATTAAGCCTGAAGCTGGATCAGTAGTATGTTTTCCTCCTACATGGCAGTACCCACATAAAGGTGCCACACCGATTTCTGGACCAAAATATGTGATATCTTCATATGTTTGGCTGCCAGAAAATCATCCAATGTGTGACTAATTTTGTGATTTTTTCAATCAATTTTCGAAAAAGTGCATAAGTGATTGATAGCCAATAGTATAATATCTGTGTACAAATGTACTGCGATATGGTATAATATATACATAATCAAGCTAAAAGTTATGAATATTACAGAAAAACTATTCTTCGAATCACACATCACATATTCCAACTATACCGAAAATGTAGTTACTGCTGGAGTATGGATTGGTAAAGGTATTAACGATGTTCTTGAAGTTCGCGGTAGCGATAAACAAGAAGCAGCAGATAAGTTGTTCGTTGCTTTTAAGAATAGCGGTCATACTCTTCACTAATTTTGTGATTTTTAAAACGAAATTTTTAAAAAGTGCACAAGTCATTAACAGTCAGTTAGATAATACTAGTGTACAAATACACCCAATATGGTATAATTAATACTGTAACCAACTAATAGAGCTTATGAAAACAATAAAAGAAATCACACTCTCAGCCGCTATCGGAGCGGCTATTGGAATTATGGCCTATATCGGCCTCGTAATTGCAGTTCCTGCTTAATAGTAACACTTTTATAATCATATGAGCTATAGATACAAACAACGAATTAAAAGAAAACTTTCGCTTTCTCAACGGATTCTTTCAAACCTTAGATTATTAACAAAGAAAATATATACTACATGAAAAAGTTTGCACTCTTAATAATGATAGGCAATGCCTTACTTATACCACTTTCTATCGTACCTGAACTTGATCTATCAATGCTATTGATTTCAACATCCATATCACTTTTCCTTTACCTAGATATTTTCATTTTAAAAAATTATAATTAATGTATACAAATTCAAATCGACATAGAATGCCCAAAAATTTCCCATTTAAAGAAGGTGACGACATCTTATATTCCTGTGGCGATATGGTAGGTAGCGCTACAGTATTTCAAATCAAAGAAAATAGTGATGAAATCATTGTACAAACTGGAAACGGTGGCCGAGGATTAGAGTACATAAACAAATCTCAAATAGTAAAAATATATGATTGATATATTAATGGTAGTTGCAGGAGCATTTGGAACTGGATTAATTTGCATGTTCGTTTACTAAGTTTATAGGAATTTTATAGTATGGAAAGTGAATATAGTTTAAAGTTTAATCAGTTGTTTGGTTTTGTTTTAATTAAGAATAGAACTAGATAAGAAATACCGCTAAGCGATGCTGAAGCTTTCAAATGGAGTAAAAAGCCTTATGTTGCAGTCAATTTAGATGCTGATAAGAAGATAAAGGAAAAAATATGGTAGAAGGATTATTAGATTACAAAAATGGCGTATTCGTGTTTACTAAAAACAATATTGAACACGTTGTCGATGCTGAACTAGCTCACAACCTTTACACTGGAACAGTCGAGTGTTCTATGGCTGTATTAGAGTACTTCGAAGAAAAAGAATTCGAAGGTTATATGGTTCATGCTTTACGAGAGGAACTTTAAAAAATTATGATTATACTAACAGACTGCGATGGAGTCCTTTTGAATTGGGCTCAAAGTTACCACTGGTGGATGCACCGAAAAGGCTATCGGCCAGTAGATTCTACTGCGTACGCGATGGATGTGCACTACGGAATCGATCGTGAAGACTCACGAGAACTATGTAAGACATTCTGCGAATCAGCTGCAGTTGGATTTCTTCCACCTCTACGAGATGCTGTGAAATATGTTCGTAAGTTGCATGAAGAACACGGTGCAGTATTTCATTGTATTACATCTATGAGCGATGATCCTTGGGCTATCAAGCTTCGTGAACAGAATCTTGATCGAATCTTTGGTGAAGGTGTATTTGAACGTATTGTTTGCCTTGGATGTGGAGATGATAAGGATGAAGCTCTTGAACGCTATCGAGATTCTGACTTTATGTGGGTTGAAGATAAATCTGAAAATGCAGATCTTGGAGCAACAATGGGTCTTAATACATTTCTCTTAAATCATATATATAATAAAGACGCTATACTTGATGATCGCGTAACACGTGTTAACAATTGGAAAGAAATTTATGACTATGTTGGTTGAGAATGCCCTTGGAATTATCTACAATATTTGTTTTATCGGATGCTTTTGGCCTCAGATATATAAGTCAATTAAAACGCAATCAGTGGAAGATGTGAGTATTATGCTATGTTTTATGTCGATCATCGGATATGCAGCTGCTCTTGGTTACGCTCTAATGAAATTTGGGTTTGACTATTGGCTCTGTATCAATTATATTCTAAGTGGAATATCTGTGATCGTGATGATCGCGGTATATTACAAATATAAAAAATAAACTAAAATAAATACTCTTAAGTTGTATAAATAACTATACATTCAATGAAAACCGAACAATATAATAATACAAGTATCGCGAAATCGTCAACAGACGGTATCCCGTTTAATTGTGCATATTAACAAAGTTCGGTAATCATATACACAATTTTTAAAAAGTCCGAACTTTCATTTAA